ATCAGCTTCTTTTGTGATTGCTTTTGCTAATCGCATCGCCTCTGGTGTACCTTCCGCAAATAACTTTTGTGCTTGCGCTCTAAGGTCAGCCACTGATGCCGTATCGTTAAGCGTTTTAAATGCGCCTTCGCCCATCTTCTTAACTTCTGCATTAACAAAATCTTCTAGGTCTTTACCTGTCTTGCCTTTTCTTGCTCCAAGTTCATAGATAGGTTTTAGCTTCTTCTCTGTAACGTGGAAGTCATAGCCTTTATCAATTTGCTTTTGGATGTTGTCATCGATGTACTTCTCAATGTCCTTACCTTTAAGACCCTTCTCTAAAGCCTCATCTAGTAGACGATCAAAGCCATCTGCTGTTAGACTAGCTACTGCTGCAATCTCTTGGTTAAACGCATCCGATGCACCAACAAGGCGCGGGAAGAAACGTAAGAACTTCGCAGTTTCTGTTGATCCTAAGAGAGACTCAATCTTAACACCGCCTTCTAAGAAACGTGAAGGATCAGCGGTAAGCATTGTTTGCTCATACCGTGCAGCAGCTCTAGCAGACACTAAAGACGCTTGTAGCGATCCTTGCATCTGTGAGTAGATTTTAAGGCTCTTCTTCCAAGCCATACGGTTCAGTGGATCACTGATAATCGTATCTAGCATTGGGTAGAAGGCTACCTTCATTGCTGGGAACACAGTGTTGTAGATAATAGTAGACGGACTGAATACACCTGAGATAGAAGCTTCTAAGAACTTCTCATCTAATCTAGCTTTAGGCTTCACACCTACTGTACGTTCAATATCTAGCTCTGCCATCTCATCCAGTATTCGTTGGAACTCTGGATCAGCATCGCGTAGTTCACGTAACTTAGTTGCGCCTTCGTAGTCCTTAGCCTTTAACGCTTTGTCTACTTCTACATCATGTTCGTCTATAATCTTCTGTAGCTTTCTGTTGTAAACTTTTTGAGAAGCACTCTTCACTGCCGCTTCGTAATCAAACTCTTTACCTTCCGCATCAGCAATCTTTTTGCGATACGTCATAAAGTCTTGAATCTCTTGTAAGTTTCTACCAGAGTAAGCATTAGCGTGTTTACGCAACATACCAGTTAGTTCCGCTATGTTCTGCGCTGCTTCCTTGTCCATTTTTAATTTGTTCAGTTCTGCATCTGAAATGTTCTTTGTCATCAAACCTTCGATAACATTTAAGTCAGCACCAGCTAGTTCATCTGCTGCATTGATCTGACGTAAGATGTCGCTAAACTCTTCAGGTGTGTACTGATGTGTTTCAAAATCATTTATAAAACGCTCTAATGATCCTTCAGGATTAGTTTTCATTTCCTCAAAGATGTTGTGAGCGTGTGTGAATACTTTAGGACTAATACGAGCCTTCGGTGGACGAGGGTCGATAGTTTCTTTTGGTTTAACCTTAACCTTGGTTTTAATTACTTTAGGTTTATTATAAGTCACACGTACAGTATTATTACCAGCTTTAGCTTTAGTCTTAATATCAAGTCTTATCTGCGCTGCTTGTGAATCAATATCCTTAACACCAGCATCCTCTAAAAACTTTCTATATTCTTTATAGAAGCGGCTCTTTGATTTTGAACCCATTTGATAAAGCACACGGGCTACATCATCATCGAAAAGTAAATCAATAGCTCTGTCACCATAGTTGTATCTAGGCTTAGAACCTTTCAGCTCGTTTGGTAGTTTAGGGGCTGTCCATACGCCAGCATCTTCTGCTGCGCCTTCATCAACCTGATCTTTAATAACTTTATCAATCTCTGTAGCGGGTACTTCATCATCTACTGCTTTAGTGATAATAGTATCAGCTTCTGCTTTTGCATCCGCTAGTTTCTTTTCAGCTAGTAGCTGTTTTGCTACTGCTGCTTCATCATTCCTTTTAGCAGCTTCTGCGATCTTAGGTTCGTAATACTTACTCGCCATTTTACCGACACCGTAGTTTAATGCAGTACCTATAGCAGCTCCGCCAGCAAGACCTATAGTACCCATTAGCATGGTACGTGAAGTGTCATACTCGTCTTGCGCTCCCGCATCAATTCTAACGTTCTGCATCATAGCATCAGAAGCCATAGCGTGTGCTGCACCTTCTGTACCAGCTAACGCCCCTACTCTTTTAGCAGAGGTGTTAATACCAACTTTAGCAGCAGCTTCTACAGACTTAGCACTAGCTTTCTTAAGCGATGCTTTCATTGTCTGTCTTAATGACTCTTTCATAGCAAGCTTTGCCGCTTGTCCAGCTACAGCCGATGTACCAAGAGTAGCTAGACCTAACCAGTTAGTTACGTCTGTCATCATCTCCCAGCCAGCTTGACCAGTTGTGTGCCAGCTCATATTAACAGCGTCATACTGATCTAACATATAGACAAAAGCTTCTTTAGTTTTCTGGTCTGCCTTCATCACTCTTGACGAGTCAATCGCCATGTCACCAATGTTGTAGTTAAATCCTGCCATCTGTTTCAGACCGTAGTCTGCTAACTTCTCGCGGTAAGATTCACCACTGTAACCTTCTAGCTCCTTGTCACCTTTCTGGGGTACATACCCATAAGTCATTTCAAAGAAATGTTGAGAAGACCTAACCCAATCATCTTTCTTATGGAGGTCAGTCCACTCAACGTCTTGTTCAATAACACCAAAAGGTGTGTAGCCTTGTTCTGGTTCTATGACAGGTTGCTCATTGCTTAACGCTGAAAGCTCCCCAAGATAATCTCTTTCCTTATCTTCGTCTTCCAAAGCGTTAAGCTCTGCTAGATAATCTCTGTCTGCCATGTTTGGCTCCTATTAATCGTAGTATCTTTTGTATTTGTTATCCTCGAACGCTACTTCAGGGTTCTCTCTAATTTGTTGTAAGAACTCTCTAGCGGATGCTCTCATTGTGTAAGGTAAGCTTGGTATTTGAGCCTGTAGCATTTCTATAGCGTTCTCAGCGTAATCATTAATGACAGCCGACTTCTCGTCATCAGACATATCGCTAAGAGTCTCTGCTGCTACTTGGTAGTCTTTTGTGTTTTTATTAGAAGTTAGTGAAGGTTCGTTCTCAGCTTCAAGCACTGTCTCTAAGTTTTGTATTAACTCTTCGTCACTAATCTCTGGTATTTCAAAACCAGCCTTTTCCCAATTCTCTACAGCCTTAGGATCATTCTTGTTTGACTCAAACCAGTCAAGCTGTGACTGAGTTGGTTCTTTAACTACTTTAGGTGTCTCGTTAGGTACTTCAGTTGTAGTTTCTTCTGTAGTAACTGTTTCACCGTCTAAGCTTACTTCTGATGTTTGACTAGTGTCAGGCACTCTGTTGCGTAACTGATCGAAGAAATCAAAATTAAGATCATCTATCTCATCTGGTGTCAGAGGGTTATCCCAACCTTTATCACGCTGTGCTGCTGAATAAAGCTTCCTATACAAACGTTTAGCGTCTGCTGTTTGATCTAGAATGTAACCAGCTACTTGTGCTTCAGGTACTTTAAATTTAGCTGTACCATCTAACAAAGCTTGTACTTCACCAGAAGGGAAGTTAGATGCGGTATCAACACCAACAAGCAGACCACCTAAGTTATTACTTAAGTAACTTTGTTCGTTATCTAAGAATAAAGGGTTATATAATAAGTATTCATCTAGTGATGCTCTATCTAATGATACTTCATTACCATGTTTATCTTTAACTGCGTTACCTTCCATATCGACAAGAACGTTACTACCGTCTGCAATAGACTTCTGTACTTGTAACATAAAGTTATTCTTGTTCTTAGAAGATGCAGCACCAGTAAGCTTACCACGCTCTTCGTGTGCTGTTAAAGCTTGTGTCTGAGCTAAGGTTAGGTTTGGTGTATCGAATGTAATAGTACCGTTAAACGCATCATCGTCCGCTTGGTTACGGTCTGCAACACGCTGTTGATTACTAGCAGTCACCGCTGCACGTTGATCTGATTCAAACTTATCCTTTATCGCCACTCTAGCATCAGCAAAGAAATATCTAGTAGCGTCATCTTGGTATTCTTTAGGTAAATTCTCAGGAGCTAGTAAGTACGGATTGTTGGTAGCCTTAGCAGCTTCAAGTATGCTTTCACGAACCCACTGCTTTTTGATTTCTGGTGGGACGTTGATTCCTGTTTCGTCTGCGTAGGTTTGGAACTTTGCTTCGATTGATTCATAAGTCCTCGCGGCTGCGTTGTTTCTTAATTCTATTTTATAAGCATCAGTGGCAGTATCTAGATCACCGCTCTCCTCAAGTGTTAAAAAGTTCTCGTGCTCTGTTGTAACAATAGAAGACACAACACCTTTGAAGTCTCTCTCAATTTTCTTCTCACCTTCAGCAGATTTAGCTTTAGATGCAGCAATGTTAATACGATCTACACCTTCTTGCCAGCCTTTGTTGTAACCGACAAGCTCGTGTGCGTCCATACCGCTAGTAAGTTCTAGCTCTTGCATATAAGACTCAACGTGATTAAGTCTAGCTACATCGTCTTGCAGAGTGAAGGAATCCATTGATGCTTCTGCTTCAGCTATTAAACGCTGACCTCTCTCGTACCCTACAGCCGATCTAACTCTTGTTTGGAAACGTAAAGGTAAACTAGCAAAGGTCTCTGAAGTATAAGGGGCAGCACCATTACGCTGCTCTTCTATTTCAGCAGCAGTGATGTTTGCTAAATCTTCTTGTATTAATTTTACACGTTGTTCACTTTCTTTTGCTTTATAGTCGAGGAAAGTTCCACCTAGAGACGCTAAGGCATCTAAAGCTTTGGCTGTTTGCATCTTACCACTGCGGGCAAGCTTCTGCTCTGCTGTTTCAGATTTTACAAACGTATCTACTTGCTGTGCTCTCTTCTCGTATTGTTTGGTTTGGACAGCCTGAGCGAAGTTTACTGTTTCTGCTAATGATTTACTCATCTACTCCCCCTTTGGCTGTGGTTGCGGTACTGGATTTGGTTTATTTTTTTGTATGGTTGAGTAGTTCGCACCAGCAGCAAGACCTACCTGAGCACCTTGGGCAGCAGCCCCTAATACATCTCCAAATCCTACACCAGCACCTCGTGATACTGAGTTGATTCTTGACGTATGTGTAGACTCTTGTCCTAGTCTTGATTCGTTCATCTGTGCCAATTCTCTTCCTAGGTTTTGCGTTACCATTGTATTAGCTTCTAAACCTTTTCTCACAATGCCTTGTTGATAAGCCAGTGTACTATTGCCGTTTGCTCCTGACTCACCGCCAGCGACTACAGCTCTTGCTAGTAGTTCACGGGACTGTAGGTCATTAGCTACTTGTTCTTGAGCAGCAGCCTCTTGTGCTTGAGCCTCCTGCAAGTTAATTTGTCTGTCTGCATCAACCTTAGCTTGATTAGATGCTCTTAAGTTTTCTTCATACGCTGCGTCTTGTGCATCACTGGCGGCTTGCTTTGCCATAATACCACCAGCGGTGCTCACTATACCGAGTGTAATTGATACTGGATCACACATTATTTTTAATCCTCACAAATTGGTAGAAAGGTTCCCTCCCTACACCGTGTTCTTTTATTAAATCAATAAACTGGAATCCCAGTGATTTTAACCATCTCTTCGACACTGTATTATCTGCGTGTACGTAGTTAAGCAGAAGCGGGTAGTCGTTGTTAATCTTCTCTACCCACTCCATTGCTTGTGGTATAAACTCTTTCTTGGTGTCTATTAACTTATCTGTACCTAGCAACCAAGGGCTGCCAAAGGCTTTACAATCTGCCACACCAAACATTCCTACAATACTTCCATCTTCGTGTATGATACTGTGACATTCTCTGGAAGCTTTAAAGCTCGCCTGAAGTGACCTTAGCGGGTCTACCCCGTTACTAGCCATAACTTCTTTAGCGTCTTGATCTCTCATAAAGGGAGCCATCTCTCGACAGTCTCCCCAGTTTGCGGGTCTGTAATGGTGTGTCATATTTATAGTCTCTGGTTTCTTAGAACGATATACCCCTCCCACTCTGCACTTTGGAACGTGCTGGGAAGGTGTGAGTCGTTAGTTATTGTTATGGCTGTATCTGTTGCCTGTGCTTGTACCCCAACTTGGAATGCTCCGTCATCGATAACAGCAGACTGATCTAAAAGGTTGTGTTGGTTATCTAATACACGCCCCGTAAAGTGTGAGGTAACTGGAGACCTACCTACGGAGTCTACAGTAACGTCAAAGTGTCCCGTGTCATTGTAGTTAAACGACATCTTCCTTAACTGGAAGCGGGCAAGCTGTGTTGAGTCACCTTGTTTTGGTTTAAACACTTGTTCTGACATTTGATATTTAAATGTATAAGGTATGCCCACAACCAAGGGGCGGTTGTTAGATAACTCCGTGGCTTGGTCGGTTGTTACGTTATACGGGTCGAACGCCCCTAAAGATAGCCCGTTTTTATCGATAGCTGTTAAACCAGTTACAGGGTTTAGTAACGGTTCGAGGATTGTTGGAACATCTTCAGGCATAATAGCATCACCAGTGCCTGCGTTATAGTTAGCACTTGTTAATGTTACCTGACGATCTAGTAAGATTTCAGTATGGTCGTATTTAACATCAAGTATTTCGTAGCTACCATCTTCAAATGTTAAGTACATTATATTATTGGTAAAGAATATGTGAGCTATATCTTCTGCAAACACCCACTTAGACCAAGCACTTTGTAAACGCTCTTGAGAAGAGTTATACCACTTATAAATGTAACACTCTTTCTTGTTGCCAGAGGTAAGACAAGCGAGCATATCTTCATTAGCAGAAGCAGCAAATTGTCTTATGTTACCTATAAGGTATGAGGGAACGTGTGATGTAACAGGGGTAGCGTCTTTAACTTCCGTTGTCTCTCTAGTGAAGAACTCACGTACTCCTGCATAACCTCCAGATTGTGTAGCAAAGAACACGCTGTTCCCTGCTGCTATTGGAGGTGCTGTAAGATCACACTCATATTTAGTAGACTGCTCTATCGTCACCTCAGCTGGCGTTAATAACTGTGTAGCTGTTAGCGTAAACTGGTTAAGGTTAGAGAATAATAATAAGTTATCCTGTATTGGCACTGCCGCCTGTAAAGTTGACACTTCGTTCTGACTTACCGCTACATCAATAGGGTCAGAGTCTAGAAGAGTTCTTACAGTAGTACGGAAGAAGTTGTAGTAATCCCCTGCCCCACTAAATATAACATTCTCTCCTGATAGAAAACCTAAACGGTTTCTGTGGAAGAATACATCTGTTATGGCACTGCCCGTGAAACTAGGGAATGGGTTAGTATTCTCATCTCCACACTTGCGGTTTTCCCAAGGAGCTTGTTCAAATGTAAAACTCAAATCATCGTTTTGTTTTAGCTGGTGTGGCATTGTGGGATGGCGAAAGGAGTTTACTGTGTTAGGTGCAGCACACTCTCTCCAAAAGCCTGAACCACCCTCGCCTTCGAACTTCACATAGAAATCGTCTTCTTTCTTCTGGTTATCGCCCACAACCCCCAAGACAAAACCGTCCTCGCATTGGTTGGGCAAGTCTGTAAACGATTTAGCGTTCTTTCTGAATGCTTTAAGGTTCACACCTCCATCGTCATCTGTAACTCTAATTGTGTAGTTATCCCTGTCAGCCTTTAAAACAAAGTAAGGTAAATCAGCAGTGCTGCTTGGGTATACGTTAGTGACAACGTTAGAAGAGTGGTTTTCGATGGTTCTAAGACTATCAATTACAGCACTAGTTTTAAGAGCATCATTGTTAATTTCTTGGTCATCACCGTTTGAGCCAGCGGTAACGTCAGTTATTTGTTTTGGTGTGGTGTAAGACGAACTAGCAATATTAGTCCCAGTTGACCCAACCAATTGACACGTATACTTTCTACCGTAGTTTACACTCTTAAGATAAATCAAAGATTTTGTAGTATCGTGAGCTAACCACCCTCTTTCAGAAGTGTTGTATTGAGAATAACCACTTGTGTGCTGTCCAACATTTCTTTTTTTATTCACAATAAAGGTAGCATCAGCAACAGAAGTTGCAGTCACTTCTTTGTAGTGTTTGGGGTTGGTTGTAGGAACCATGTTACTAGTATTAGCATAATTAGGTATATAATAAGTGTTATCCAGATTATGTGAAATCCAATTACCGTTCGCATCCCAGCTGCCTACATAAGACTCATAACGAAGTGAACCCGCTTGGTCGTAGACTAAAACTTTACTTCTTGGTTGAATATTACGGTTATATAAAGGTTTACACGCAGTTATAACAACCAAGTACACCTCATCATCACTACGCTTATATGTATGAAAAAGTGCAGTTTTTAGGAAAGGTATGTCGTAGTGCGCTCTTGTGCTTACGTTAGCGGTGTTGGCTGCCGTATCAACAAGAGTGCCACCCTGAGTTAAAGTATACAATTCGTCAATATTACCTAGCGGGTCAATACATTTTAACTTTTTTAAAAACTTTGTAGGTGGGCGTTTCTTAAGACCATCAACCACATCTGAGAAACCGTTTTCCTGTACTTCTGCCTGACTCTCTAATCGTAGAGCTGCGGGTTGTTGACTAACCCCGTTGATGAGGTTGGGTATGCTTTTAGAAACTAAAGCCATTTAGATCACCTTGTGTCCGATTGAACGATCAAGAACACTATACGTGCCGCCATCGTCAAATATGTTATAGTCCCCGTTCTCGCTTTCCATTTCTTTCAAAGCGAATAGGGCTTGTTGCTCATCAGCTCTGTTCATGGCTGAGAGGTTATCGCTACCGACTACTCTTTCTTGGAATAATCGTGCAGCTTTAATTGTGATGTATCGTCTTGCTACTTCTGGTATCAATGTGAAGTCTAGCATATAGACAATATCTAGTTTTAAATCTTTGTTGATATTGTATGTGTGTTGTACTTTGTCGTACATAAACTGACCACGTTGTACGTATTCGTTTTTGTTGCTTCTGTACTTTGTCTCTGAATGGGCTAGGTCAGCTCGCAAGGTATTTTCGGCTAGTTCCACTTTACCATTTAAATCTTTACCTACTACTACATCTGGCTCACTGTTGAAGTTCCAGCCAAATGACTGAACATCTCTTGAAACTTCATTGAGTACAGTCTCAGCCGTTTCAGCATCAACTAAACCAGAGTCTAAGCTGTTGACTGGTGCTTCGCCAATGGTCGAGAGCATAGAGTTTACAGCCTGAAGCTGTGTTGTTGGAGTTGTCATATTTACCTCAATGAAAAAATAAAGAGAAACACCCCCGAAGGGGTGCTCTCATAAAACGTTACTATACTAGTGAGATAGCAGCTTTACCACGTAGAACGTTATGTCCCATCGCGTATTTAGCAACCATCAAAGTACCTTGACGTTCGATCTGATATTCAGACTCAACACCTAGGTCTAGTAGCTTAACAGTAGCCGCAGCGTCTTTAGTGAATAGCAAGCCTTTAACAGCAGCAGCTGGATCGTAATCAGCACGACCTGAACCACCGTCAGCAGCAGCAATCGGAGATGGAGTTTCAGCAGTTGTACCAGCTGGTAGATGGTTAGACATATAAATCTTAACACCGCCTACAGTTGGGACGTTACCGCCAGCAATACTACCGTTACCACCGAAGTCTCGGTCAATAGCGTTAGAGTTTGTACCCATCAATGCGTAGTACGTAGCTGGGTTAAGTACACAATACTTCTCACCAGTTACATCAGCACCATCAAACTGCTCAAGACCAGCAATGATTGCGTTAACAACTTCCTGACCAGCAGTAGTATTAGCATCAGAATCAGCTACAGTAATAGAACCAGCACCACCAGTCCAGTAACCAGCTAAGTCACCACCAGAAGTGGCGGCAGAAGCTTGTTGGATTGTGGTAAAGATGTTCTTATCGGCAGCATTAGCTAGAGCGTTACCCATTTCTGATGAGTAGATAGAACGCACATCATAGTGGTTCATTGCTTCATCAATCTTAGGAACAAACACTGAGCTGACCAATAGATCATCTACAGTTACTGTTACTTCGCTGTGATTTACGCTGTCACCATAAATGGTTTCACCAGCTTTCTGGTATGCAGCAGTTGCTGTACCAACGCTAGGGAATTGCGCTGACTTACCGTTAGAAATAGTGCGAGTTCTGTGAAGAGGCATAGCGATGTTCTTTTCTTCAAACGAAGTTAGAACTTCACCAGCAAATTGTTTTAGAAATAGGTTGCGAGCGTCATCTGCTACACCTACTTTTGAGCCGAGGCGTGATACCCCAGTTAAATCAGTATTTCCTGACCATGACATAATGTTTTACCTTTTGTTAAATGTTTAAATGAATGTTTAATGTTTAGTCACTTAACACTTAATCTTTCCGCTTAGATTGTCCCCGCAGGGGTCAAAGGTAATTAATCGTTGTGTTTCGTTCCTGTTAAAAAAGCCCTCCGAAGAGGGCATAAAGAGACTATTGTACGTTGCTACGCTCTAACTTAGAGGTAACAGACTGACGGTATGCTGGATCACTCTTGTATCGAGGGTCTCTCATAGCTTGAGTCACTTCTGACCAAGAGCCATAAGTACCGCCTGAAGAGGGCGCAGATTGTCCAGACAATAATGCTGGGTCAGTCCCTTCGGCAGCTTGATACTTTGAGCGTAATCCTTCTACAGCCAGCTTAACCATATCAATATCTCCTGAGTCTACTGCTCGATCATAGGCGGCAATCTCAGGTTGACTGAGGTTTTCGCTTGCCCATGTTGTCATCTCGCCATAAGACTCTTCTCCTCCAACTATGTTGTGGACGGAGCTTTGGTAATCGCTGTTTAGAGACTCTTGTCCTGCTATCCAACTGTCTACCAAATTCTGGGGGAAACCAGCATCAGCTAACTTATTGTAAGCATCCTCTGATAATCCACCTTGATTATACTCTTCTTGTAGCGCATTGAAATCAACACCAGCTTTCTCTACTGCTTGTTGCACCTCACTACCAGAAGGTTGTTCTTCTGTTGTTTCTTCGGGAGCAGCTTCAGGCTCTTCT